TGCCGGGGAACGAATGGCATGAGTGTGGGCTCCTGCCGATGATGTTGTACCGGAAACGCTGATGTCAGTAACAGGCAATTCACTCGTGGTTATTCTCCCCAAAAGGAGTGAAAAAATGAACATTGATATTTTTAATAGTATTTCCCAGACGGCCGCCAGGCTGACAGACCAATGGGCCTTTAAGCTGGCGGCGTCATGGATTATCGGGATAGAGCTCCATCTGGGGCTCTTTTCTATCTTTGCCATCCTGGTGATGCTTGACCTCTTTACCCGATGGATAGCTATTTCTTACAAGCGCCTCTATGATGCGGGCCTGCCGGATGACCTTTACAGCTCCGTGAGGGGGATCCCCGAGGCCCACCGGGAAGGGCTTATCTCTTCCTGCGTCATGAGGCGGCAGTTCTGGTCCAAGATGCTGACCTACCTTCTGCTGGTAATGGCGGCAGTGCTGGTGGACAACGGCCTCATGCTTCTGGGCAGGAGCGCCATGGCTACCACGCTGGTGGTGACTTACCTTTCCATGACGGAGCTTCTTTCCATGGCGGAAAACCTGGATGAGGCGGGTGTTTCGGCGCTTCATCAGTTGACTGAAATCTTGAGAGGACGGCGGGGAAGATGAAACTGGATTCACTGCATGACATGGTGCGGGACTATGCACGCCGCACCGGTGAAAGGGTGAACCTTGACGGCTTTTTCTGGGATGATAAAAAGGGAGGATTCCATGACGGATACAACGAATATTTTAAATACTTCCCTCATGTGGGATTTGTCTTCTGGTCCATCGTCGAGCATGAGGGGAAAAGGTATTTTTCCATTAACCAGACCTATGGGAAATTCCATGAAATGTGCCCCTACATGAGGGAGGTGATGCACCTGAACGGCCTCACGGAAATCATCACGAGGACCACCAGGCCGCCCAAGGTGCACGAGCGCCGGTGGGGCATGAAGCACCTGAAAGAACTTGACTACACCTTTCAGGGGCGCCGCTACCACGTCATGCTCAGTGATATCACCCATCTGAACTAATGAAAGGAGAATTCATCATGCTGAAATTTGATTTACAGCTCTTCGGAGGCGGGAAGAGATCCAAGGTTGTGAGCACCTCCGCCAAGGTGCCGGAGGCATCCAGCGAGGAAAAGCAGGCGCTTTCCAACGAAATGGACTGGCTCTCCAATGCCCTGGGCGTCTCCAAAAACCTCATGAACCTGGCGAACGGGCAGATTAACAACAACCAGGTGACGCCGGATTATAACGGCCTCCTGCAGAGCGCCCTTTCCGGCACACAGCAGGCAGGGCAGACGGTTTCCGGCCTACTTCCGCAGGTGCAAAGCGGCGTGACCGGCGCCAATGATGCAAACAACGGCTACATCAACGGCATCGGCAATGCCATGGAGACCTACCAGGAAGGGAACAAGTATCTGGATAGCGATTACCAGAAGGCTCTGGCAAACAATGCGGACACCATGAGCGGCCTTCTCTCCGGACAGCTTCCTTCTGCCTACGCCCAGAACCGGCAGAAGGCTCTGCAGTCTGACCTGGATTCCACCATGGGAAGCACTCTTTCCTCCCTGTCTGACAGGGGAATCATCAATTCCTCCGTGGCAGGGCAGGCCATGAATGATATTTCCAAGAACGCCGCCAACTCCCTGGCGTCCAGCTACACCAATGACATGAACACGGCGTCAGGCCTTGCGAATAATGCCTACAACAACCAGCTGAATGGCCTTAATGGCAGGGCGGGCCTTCTCTCCGGCCTCTACTCCGGCCAGCTTTCCGGCATCGGCCAGCAGGCAGGACTTACCGGAAACAACGTTTCCAACATCCTCAACGGAGCCAATGCCCAGGGAAGCCTTGCAGGCCAGCAGGCGAGCCTTGCCAACCAGCCGATTAATACGGCGGCGGCCGCCCAGAGTAACGCCGCATCTACTCCCCTCAACTACTTCAATGCGGCCATCGGACTGCAGAGCCCGAACCTCAATCTCTATAACAGCATGAGCGGCCACCGGTACGCAGCCGCCACGCCGGGGCAGACCTACGTCAAACAGGGAAGCGGAGGATGGTTCGGAAACCTTCTTGGCACGGCGGCCAACGCTGCGGCGGCCTACTACGCATGCTTCCCGGCAGGCACCAGGGTAGCCACGGGACACGGAGACGTGCCCATCGAAAAGATGGCGGAAGGGGACACCGTCGTTATCCAGGGCGGACACATGGCCCATGTAAAGAAAGTGCATGACATGGGAGAGCAGGATACCTACAACGTGGAGACGGCGCCAAGCATTGACGGCACAATCAGGAAGGTAACCACTACGGCCACCGAAGCGTTCCTCACGCCGGAAGGCAGGAAACCGCTCTCCGCATTGAAGGCAGGCATGAAGGTATGGACCGTGGACAGCTTCCGCAGACTGGCCCACGTGACAAAGAACAGGGCGGCTGAAAGGGTGTATGAACTGGAACTTGATGACGACAGCGCGCTCTTCTACGCTAACGGATTCGCTGTCGAACCGCTGACCGCCAAGGATAAGGCGGCCAACGGGAAGGCTGATAGAAAGGAGGAGAAATAACATGGCAGTTGCTTATATTCCTGCAGATAACATGGGTGTCTGGCAGTCTCTGGGAAATGCCCTGGGTACTTACCTGGGAAAGCGGGCTTCCGACATCCAGAAGACCCATGAGGCGAATGAATACGCTAATGCATGGTTCCCGAACCTTACCGGCTCCCAGCCCCAGGAGGCCAAGACCATGGCGGACTATCTTCCCCAGGATACAACGCCGACGCTTCCCCGCCTTTCCGGCGGCGGGCTTTTAGAAAATGCCTTTTCCGGGGTACAGAACGCCATGCCTTCCATCACGTCCAACGCCCAGCCCATTACCGGCACCACCACCAGCGGCGGCACGGTTCCCACCGGCATTCTGAGCGGCGTTTTCGGAAATGGCCAGAATGGGATTCAAAACGGCGCAGGAGCTTCGGCAGGAAACGAAGGTGTAACTATACCCACTGCCCTTTCAAACTCCGCACAGAGCTATATGGCCCAGCCTAATTTCAATTCTGCGCCCCAGGAGCAGGCGCCTTCTAACGGAGAACAGGGAGGAAACGATCTCCCCTCTGCCCCCGACCGGCAGGCCATCCGTCAGAAGAACATCGCAGACAACGGCGCCACCTACCGGGACCTCTACGTCTCCACTGTGAAAGCCGGGTACTCCCCGGAAGAAGCGAGGGCCATGACACTCGACAGGGTGAAGCAGGATGAGGACAGCGCCTACAACGCCCAGAGCAAAAAGTACGTTTCTAAGGTGTTGAACCCCATGAAAGAGCAGATTCTGAACGCCCTCATCTTCACGAAGGACAATGACGGCAACACCGTGGTGGATACCTACCACTCTTCCAAGCTGCCGGGCCTCATTCCGGCCATCAACCGCTATAACGAAATGGCGGCCAACGCAGGGGTCCAGGGGCTTGACCTGAACAGCCTGAACAGCATTTCGAAGCTGACCAAGCCGGATTATAAGTACATGCAGGGGAAGAACGGCCACATTGTCCGCATTAGCGGGGATAGCGGGGCTGTCACCGACGCCGGAGATTTCTCTGATCCGCGAGACCAGTACATCAGAACGACTGCAGGATTCTGGGATGTGAAGAACAGAAAATTCATCACAGACCCTGCCACCATGAAGAAAATTGATATTGACCAGCAGAGAGCCAACGCGCAGGACAGGGTGGCCAACTCCAACATCGCCATGAACAACTACAGAATGACAAATCCTTCAGGAGGCGGCACCAGCGGTCTTACTTCTCAGCAGATTTCTTCTCTGCGCCAGCTGCACATTAGATGGGTGAAGGACAATCCTGACAAGGATGAATCGGACAGCCCATACTACTCTCCCCTCATGAGCGCGCTGCCTTCCACCGGCGGCTCTTCTGGCGGCCAGCAGGACCCGGTGGACGCCAGAATCGATGAACTCCGGCAGCAGGGGTGGTCCCCTGAAAAAATCATCGCAGGGCTGAAGGCTTCCGGAAATGATGCCTATGTATCTCATGTTTGGTGAGGTGATTTAGATGAACTATGGAGAAACGGGATTCGATGACCTGGTGAACTATAGCCAGAACACGGGGAGCGACCTTTCCGGAGCCGGCGATACCGGCTTCGATGACCTGGCGAACAATTCCCCGGCCCAGCAGGATGATTCTATTCTGGGCAAGCTGAAATCTTTCGGGCAGGATCTCTATGACCAGGCAGACAGGACTACCACGAATATCGAAAACGCCCTCCCGAACTACATTGGGAAGGTGGAAAAGGCGGCCGACGCCTACGGGCAGGAGGTTTCCCAGTCGGCCACCCGTGCTTATGAGGCACGAGCCGGAGGAGAGGAAATCAATGATGAGGACCCGACAAGCGGTTATGAAGGGCAGAACTATGACACGGCCAAGGCAGGCCTTTACGATGCGGCCGTGGGCACTCCTGCCGGTTATGTGGCCATTACTCCCTTCGTGCCGGCGCCGGTACGCGGGGCGGCTGGCCTTCTGGCGGCGCCCACCATAGTGAACGGCACCATGAACGCCTATGACCAGAACGTAGCCAATGATGACGGCACGCCGGTGGTATCCACTGCCAAGCAGACGCTCCTGGACCCTGTCATTGAGCCGGTGAAGGAAGCGGTGACACAGCCAGGGAAGTACGTGCAGGAAATCGTGGACAACCCTCTCAACGTGTGGGACAAGGCTTTCCTGCCTTATTCCATGGCAGAAGGTGCCGTCAAAGGCGGCGAGAAGCTGGTTCCGGACAGGGTAAAGGAAAAGGCAAAGGCCGGGATGGACAGCGCCGTGGATACCATGGACGCTCTGGGAAGAGACCTCCGGGGTGAGGATGTTTCCAGGGGAGGCTCCACAGGCTTTGACGACCTGGCAAACAACGGAGAGGGCGTGAAGGCCATGAGAAGTGACGTATACGACACCTTTGGTGCCGTTGAACCGGCTTCCCGAGGCGGTTCGACAGGCTTTGACGACCTTTCCAGAGCGTCGAATGATAACGCCGCATCCTATGACGCTCCTCCTGCTGATGTTTCGGCTCCCGTGTTCAACGTGGCAGGCGATGCTGACTGGGCGGGCATGAATAACTCCACCAAGGCGGCGGCCAATGAGCTGGTGAGCCGCTGGAACCAGTCCCACCCGGAAGCACCTGTCACCATGACAAGCGGCAAGCGTTCCGGAGACGGAACCTCCCACCACGATGCGGGGGAAGCCGTTGATTTCGTCTCAGATTCCTTCGAGGGCGATGCGGGAAGGCCGCTGCGTGATGAATTCGGCCGCATGGCCTCCGACATGGGCCTCACTCCCTTCGATGAATACAATGGAAGCGGAAACGAGGCCTACGCCAGGGGCGAGAATTTCCACGTCACTGTCCCCAAGGACTGGCAGGGGACCGGCCGCCGTATCTCCGACATGGCTGATGACAGCGGCTATGGATTCGATGACGGCATGAGGGACGCCTCCGACATGGCAGATGATTCCGGCGGCATGTACGAAGAAACCGGCGACATGGCCACGGACGTGTACAACCGCTACCGTCAGAATGGCCTTACCGACGCCGAGGCGGCAGGCATGACGGGAAACATTGCCCAGGAAAGCGATTTCAATACCGGAGCTGTTTCCAGCGACGGCTACGGCACAAGGGCCCTCATCCAGTGGGACGGCGACAGATACGCCAGCTTCGAAAAGTGGTGCGAGGACAATGGCCGAGACCCTTCCGACTGGCGGGCACAGGTGGACTACTCCGTGGAGGAAATAAATACCACGGAGCCCGACGCCCTCCGCCGGATGCGGGAGAGGGGCGACGACCTCACGCCGGAGGAAGCGGCCCAGATTATCCGAGAGGACTATGAAAGGCCGGACCCTGCCCAGGCTAATGACGCCCGCCGCATGGACGTGGCCAGAAAGGTTTACGACCAGGGCGGTAAGCGGCAGAGCGCTCCCATGGATGATTCCTCCCGCTCTTCCGGCAGCGAGGATGACGTCATTGAGACCGGCGACAGGGGCGGGAACCTCAATTTCGATGAGCCTGCTCCTTCCGACAGAGCGCAGGTCATGAGGGATGCTTACGACCCGGTGCAAGACCACAAAGAGGCACAGCTGGAGCTTATCCTTCGAGAAAATCCTATGCAAGATGACTATCACACAGGAATCCGCTCCGTGAAGGACATCAATACGGCAGAAGAGGCTTTCCGACAGGCTATTGAGGATGGAGAAGGTACAAATCCGGATTTTACTACAGATATGATGGAGGATTCACTTCGAAGCGGCCATGTAACTGTTTACAGCTCCGGACATATAAAGAAAGGATCTTTCATCACTCCCTCCCGGATGATGGCAAACGATTATGCAGGAGGCGGCAGAATATATTCCAAGCGTGTACCGCTGAAAGATGTGGCGTGGATAGATGACGCTGAAGGCCAGTATGCGCCTGTAAAAGTCTCCAGCACTTCCCGCGGAAACATCCAGGCTATGAGAGACACCTCCCAGCCGCTCAGCCAGGCAGACCTTTCCCCCAGATTAAAAGGGGAAGCTATCCGGGATGACGCTTCCCGCAGGTATGACGTAACTGGGGAAGGCAACGCCCAGACTATCCAGCGCATGGATACCATCCGCAGCATGAGAAGCGACGTGGACTACACGGCCCATGAGGACAACGGCGTGCCGGTCACCCGCCAGGGCATCGTGAACTACGTGAACCGGCTTTTCAATGCCACCATCCGCACCGGACGCATGGAGAAGGGGGCAAGGGGCCAGTTTGATACGCTCTCCCACGTCATCCGCACCCAGAATTTCGCTGAGCCCCGTGTTATCGCCCATGAACTGGGCCATTTCCTGGACGAACGTTTCCAATTCTCCACGGCTCCTGCTTTTTCGGGCGAACTTCTCCATCTGGTGAAGGATAGATTCGAAAACGGCTATGACGACCTGGACGTTTCCGCGAAAATGGGGGAAGGCTTCGCCGAATTCTTCCATGACTATGTGACCGACAGGGCGCAGGCACGCAGGAACGCTCCGAAATTCTATGACTACTTCGAGAAACAGCTCCATCAGGACCCCAAACTTACGGGGGCGGTAAACAAGCTGACCGACATCATGTACCAGTGGAACCATCAGGGCGCCGTGGCCAGGGTGAAGGGGCATATTTCATTTGCCTCCGATTCCACGGGATTCCAGGGGCTGAAGAACATGCTGAAGGATGGCACCTTTGGAGAAGCCGGAAAGAAGGCATGGAGCCGCCTCTATACGGAAGGCGTGGATGAGCTCCATCCGCTGGCTGACGTGGTGGCGTCGGTGGAGAATAGAATCGGCAAGAAACTGCCATTCTCTTCCAACCCCTTCCTTAACGCCTGGGCGGCCAGAGGATGGGCAGGAAAGGCCATCACGCTGCTGCAGCATGGAGACCCGGAAAGGAACATCCCTTCCCTGAAGAGCATTTTCCAGAAAGTGGGCAAGGACAAGCTGAAAGACTTCTCTGCCTACCTGGTGGCCCTCCGCGAAGAAGACATTTACGAATTCAACAGCAAGCTGCAGAAGGGGGAAGAAGGAGCCGCGCTGAAGGCGACCATGGACCACATTGATGCAGGCATGACCATCCTGGAGCTGGCGAAAAAGCATCCGGAATTCGTGGAGGCCACCAAAGAGCTTTACCGCTTCCAGCAGCATCTGATTGTTGAGCTGGTGAATGCGGGCATGCTCTCCGCCAAAGCGGCGGCGGACATGTGGAAGCGGTGGCCGCACTACGTCCCCTTCCAGCGCATTGTGGACGGCATTGATGCGCCCAGCGTGGGCGGGAAGAAATTCGTGAACGTGGGAAACACCATTCAGAAATTCAAAGGCTCCTCACGCGACATCGTGGACCCCCTGGAAAGCGTCATTTCCAACACCTTCCGTGTGGTGAGCGCCATCGAGAGAAACAAGGTGGGGCAGTCTTTCGTGAAGCTCTCCAAAATGAAGGGCATGGGTGACCTCTGCGAAGAAGTGAAGGGCACGCCCAGAGCCACGGACAGCACTTTCTACGTCTGGGAAGGCGGAAAGAAAAGGACCTACGCCACCTCTCCGGAGCTGCTCTCCGCTCTCAAGATGACCAACAAGGAAGGCATGAACATGCTGGTGAAGGTCCTCCGCGTTCCGGCGGGGTGGCTAAGAAGCGGCGCCACGCTGTCACCGGAATTCATCCTCAGAAACCCCGTGCGAGACATGGTTTCCGCTTCTCTCTATTCCAAGCATGGATTCATCCCTGTGTGGGACACCGTGCGAGGGCTCTCCCTCTATCTCAAGAAGGGGAAAGAGTACTGGGATTACATGAACAGCGGGGCGGCGCAGTCGGCCATGGTTTCCCTTGACCGTGACTATCTCCACGGACAGATGAGGGACCTTCTGAAGAAGAAAAGTGTGCTATCCATGTGCGCCAATCCCATCGAAGCACTCCGGGCTTTCTCCGAAGCGACGGAAATGGCCACAAGGCTGGCAGAATTTGACCTTGCAAAGAAGGGTTATACCGGAATCGGGAACAGGCTCTTTGGGAAAGATAGAAAACCGCTTTCCAACACGGAGGCGGGCATCGAGGCCAGGGACGTGACACTGGACTTTGGCCGCCACGGGAAGAGCACCCAGAGCCTGAACCAGACCATTGCCTTTTTCAATGCGGCCATCCAGGGCACGGATAAGATGATCAGGGAGTTCAAAGAGCACCCCGCACAGATGACTGTGAAGACATTCATGGGCATCACTCTTCCCTCCGTGCTTCTGTGGTATCTCAACAAGGATGACCCACGCTATCAGGAGCTCCCGCAGTGGCAGAAAGATATTTTCTGGGTGATTCCAGGGAAGGACACGCTGTACAAGATTCCAAAGCCCTTTGAACTGGGGATTCTCTTCGGCACTGTGCCGGAGAGAGTCATGCAATACATGTACGACAAAGAAAAGGGCAGGAACGGTCCGGGATTCAAAGGACTGGGTGGCTCCATCCTGGATAACCTCCTTCCGAGCGCTATCCCCACCGGCATGCTTCCAGCTCTTGAGTGGATTTCCAACTATTCATTCTTCATGGGCCGTAACATCGTTCCTCTTTCTCAGTCGAAGCTTCCGGACCGCCAGCAGTACGGTCCATATACTTCCTACCTGGCGCGCAAGGTGGGGAATGCCTTCAACCTGTCCCCAAAAAAGATTGATAACACCATCCAGGATGTAGGCGGCAACCTGGCGGCCCTGGGGAACAGTATCATCGACAAGGCGACGGAACTGGATGAGAAACGGCCTGCCAAAAGGTGGAGCGAGGCCCCCGGCGTTCGTGGCTTCACGGCCACGCCATACGCCTCTTCGGACAGTGTGCAGAGGCTCCGTGACGATTTCAGCCAGCAGGAAAAGCTGTACAACGAATTCAAGATGACCAAGCAGAAGCCGGAAGGCTATGATGCCGCCAAGTATGTGCGCTATAAGAATGCCATGGACGCCATGCAGTGGACTTACAAGGCACAGAAAAAGGTTATGGATTCCGACCGCCTCAGCAGCGAAGAAAAGCGGGAGCGGATTGACCGCATCAAGATGCAGCAGACAAATATTGCCAGAAGGGCCCTTGGACTTTCCAAAGTTTCCAACGATTAGGAGGAAAAATTATGAAAGGTGTAGACGTTTCTTATGCTAACGGCCATGTGAATTGGTCAGACGTGGCAGCGGCAGGCTTTGAGTTCGCCATGGTGCGGCTGGGCTATGGTCATGGTCACATGGACGAAAATTTCTACGAGAACATCAACGGAGCCATTGCGGCAGGGCTGAAGGTGGGAGTATATTTCTACTCCTACGCCGTGACGCAGGAGGATGCGGACTATGAGGCAGATTTCCTGGTACAGACCCTCCAGGACTGCGGTCTTACGGCTGAAAAGCTCCCCATGGGGGTATGGATTGACGAAGAGGATGCCGACGGCTGGCGCCGCAACCATGGGCTTGATGTGTACGGTGACAGCCAGCTTGTCACCAACATGGCCACGGCCACCATCAACAAGCTGTGGGATGCGGGATTCACTCCGGCAGGGGTGTACATGAATTGTGACTGGAAGGAAAACGTTATAGACATGGAGCAGACCGGAGGCGCCGGCCTCTGGCTGGCCCAGCCGGGGGCTTCCTCTCCGGATTATGACTGCATGCTCTGGCAGTACACTTTCACGGAAAACATCAATGGCCACGAGTTTGACGCCAACATGGTGATGGGAGGTTTTGACAATGTTTAAATTAATAGGCGACAGCATCAACATCACGAGAGGCGATACCGGCATGCTCCAGCTGGAGCCCGCCCTTGACGGGGAGCCCATGGAGAAAGGCACCTATACGGCGGTGCTCTCCGTGAAGGCCGACATGGATGATGAGGCCTACCTCCTGCAGAAACAGGCTGATGATGACGGCCGCTTCTTCTTCAGCCATGATGACACGAAGGACATCCCCGAAGGGACCTACGTTTATGACATTGAAATTTGGAGCGGCGAGCAGGTGTGCACCATCGGTCCGGCCAAGTTCAACGTGAAGGGAGACGTGACACGGGATGACTGATAAAACATTCACTGCGGCCACCATGAAGGTAAAACTGACATCGAAGCAGACACTTTCCGCCAAGCTGACGGCAGATGCACTGATGACCGGGAAAGTTTCCCTCATGTTCAAGGGCGATAAAGGGGACAAGGGAGACAAGGGAGACACCGGCGAAACCATCGCCTCCGCTTACTGCAACCCCGACGGCACCATGGTGCTCACTATGGATTCCGGGCGGCGTGTGGCCACGAACCTCCAGCCGCTGACGGACAGCATTGGTTATGCGGAAAGTGCCAAAGAGAGCGCTGCCGCGGCAGCAGCTTCCCAGCAGGCAGCATCCGGGAGTGAAAGTGCGGCGGCTTCCAGCGCATCGGCCTCCGCCGCCTCCGCTTCGGAAGCGAAAACGAGCGAGACGAACGCCAAGACCTCCGAGACCAATGCGGCAGGAAGCGAAAGCGCCGCCGCTTCATCTGCCAGCGCGGCGGCGTCCTCCGCATCCGCGGCGTCCTCTTCCCAGAGCGCCGCAAAAACCAGTGAGACCAATGCCAAGACGAGCGAAACCAATGCGGCGGCTTCGGCCTCTGCGGCGGCGGCTTCCGCACGGACACAACAGGCGGACTGGACGGAGACGGACAGCACATTCCAGAGCTTTATCAAAAATAAGCCGACCAATCTGCTGACTACCAACACCACGCAGACCATTACAGGAGATAAGGAATTCACCGGATCGGTAACCATGGCCACGGGAAAGATAACCACAGTGAACGCCACCTCGGTCAATGCAGATACTGTCAACGCCACATCTCTCACTGTCACAGGCTCCACGTCCGTTCCCACGGCTAACGCTGACAACAACTCCAAGACCGTGGCGAACACGGCCTTTGTGAAAACGTCAATCGCCAATCTCGTGAATGGCGCACCTTCCCAGCTTGACACATTGCAGGAGCTCTCTGCGGCACTTGGAAATGATGCCAACTTTTCTGCGACGGTGGCGAATGAAATCGGGGAGAAAGTCAGTAAGAGCGGCGACACTATCACAGGGCCGATTCTCTATGACAAGACGCCGAACGATGATACAGAGCTTCCGAATAAGGCGTATGTTGACGCCGCTATCAATTCGGCGGTGACAAGCGTCACGAAAACACTCTCCGACAATATGCACGCACAATACCCTGTGGGAAGCTACATCTACTCCGACAAGGCGGACAACCCCGCCACATACCTGCCTTACATGAGTGACACCACATGGGTACAGACAGCGGCGGGCCGTGTGCTAATTGGTGCGGGTACTGCGGACAGCGGGACCGTATATACTGCGGGGGCTACCGGCGGCGAAGAGAAGCATAAACTCAACGTTGATACATCTACCAATAACTGCATACGCCCAAATATTGAAGGTACCTGCCGCTCAATATATCGAAATACCTCTGTCTCCGGTGGAAATATTCCTCACGAAAATAGGATGCCATATGTCGCAGTTTATATATGGGCGCGCACCTCTTGACCGTTGAGGAACTGGCTAGTCACACACACGCAATCAACAGCTACACTGCTACAGGTGGGAGCCTCCTGTCTATTGT